GCACGTTCAACTTCAAATCTACAGTATCAGGTCCAGGATTGGTTTCAACGCCAACCAGCCTAGAGGCCGGAGGGTGAAGATTACAAACACAAGGAGGTAGTAGTTTAGAAGTTAACATCTGATGACCAGGAACGTCAATAGAGATAGATGTAATAGAAGCATCTAACTCACGACACACTTGCATAAGGGGGCCAAGTGTAAAATGGCGATAATGATAAGAGCCAAGAGAATTAGAGAGAACACCACAAAAACATTGGTGGTCAACGCACAACATAACATAAAAGAAACAAAGCAGGAAAACGATCAAATGATAATGTTAATTAAAGGGCAACACAAGACTAGAAAATCATTATAGGATGCCAAGCACATCCTAAACCCTATACGCTGGAGCTAGTGTTTAAACCGACACTTATCTCCAAACTTACAAGCACCTGTCAAAAATTGACGACAAGGTGTAGAAGCAAACTTCTTAAGTTCATCAGCAGTGTACTTAATAGGTTTACGTTTCAAATCCTCAGAAGTCTTCCCTGCGCCAGGGTCAGAGGATTTAGCAGGCCGGATGACATCAGAGTCAACGACAGCTGCCTTAGATACTGTTATCGCCTTGCGAGGAGGCTCACAAAGAGGTGGAGACAATAACAATGCTAAAGATTTAGTTCGAGAAACTTCACTCAACCAACTACGAAACTTGACAAAGTCAAATAAAGGAAAGCGTTTCAAAACGTAGTCGGACATCCAGTGTGCCTCATCGGTATTAGGAAACTGGACAGATTCATCTTTAGAATTTCGAGCATGGTATGACGTAACGCCACACAGTTCACCAATTCCAAGACGTTCAGGGAGAAGTTGAGGGAAGTTGGCAATGGCAACATTGCAAATTTCCCCAATTATAGGAGTATTAATGTCAGTAAAGGAATACCCTAATATTTTCTCAAATAACTTCTGCTCAGGTGTGATATTGCCAGACAAAGAAATCGTTACATGCAGCTTGGACAATTGTCGACGTATATCACAAACAGAGCTCGGATCTCCTTGCCAAACACCGGGACCAAAGTCCCTAGCCAGAAAAGAAACGCCCAAAGAACCTTTCGGAACAGGAGCACAATCTAACAACTGACCAACAGAGGAGGAAGTTTTAGCATAAATATCTAAATCAATATCATCAGTGAGACCATCGTCTCCACCATATATACCCAGGGCGGCCCAAGCCTCAAGGGGAGTAAAATGCTTGCCAGTTTCAGGGTTAATTGTGGAACGCTTGGTTTTATAAGCAACAAAACCATTATCCAACGAATTAAAGTCTGCAGTTTCTGCACTGCCAGACAACCTTGAAGAACCAGTAGTGTACCTTCTACCAAAAGTAGTGATTGCTCTTTGGTCTGATTGGGTGGCTTGAATCTCCAGTAACTCCTCATGGTATTTACGTCGAAAAAATCGTAAACAAGCCATGCGCTCAAGAGTGCGCAACAAAGGAGAAACTCTGCCATCCATACGAGAGAAATCAGATAACACTACATGCTTTCTAGCACGTTTGCAAACAACGGCGCAACGCTCAGCTATTTCTAAAGGACTCTTACCAAACGCATACCAAGATTGCTTTTTCATTACAGAATTAGAGAAAGCATAAGTAAAGCGAGAATACTTATACTTATTTATCTTAGGTATGGTGGAAATGTTTCTGGGGTCCTTAACAGAGTCATAAGTTTCACTTTTCTGAAAAGATTGAATCTTAGACTTCGTGTCAGGATCAACATAGAAACTAGCAGAGTCTAGAATATGACGTTGAGTAGGCCTGGACTGCCTCTCATATACCTCAGAGATATCTACCGGATCACCAATTTCAGAGACGGGAATTAAAAGCTCTATAAATTCCTGCATCATTTGTATGTCTATAGGTAATGGTTGTTGAAAAGAGGCAACGTTGACCACACGTCCATCTATGCACGCATTATCGTTAGAGAGAGATTTCACTGGAGAAAAACACTCATCTATAATGGGGTTCATAAATGGGACCATGGATTCTTTAGCGTTAGCATCATAACCAGGACCTAGAAATTGGTAATTATGGACAGATTTACTCATAGGGTAAACGTTGTCCGGCACGATAGATGTTTTGAGACCGTGATATTCAGTAAGAATAACAGCTGACTCCTCAGAGACGTCACCAAGTGCTGTCTTAATTCCAGCAGGGGAAAGCTTAACACCACTGATGCGAGACAGACAGGCTAGAGAATCATCTTGTGCAGCAGTAATTTTAGCACAAGCAAATGAATTAACTCTTCCTGTACAACGATAGGCACCTTCAACTGTATGTACAGTTAAACGAAGCAAATCTTTCTCGACGACACGGAGCTTATCCAGAATATTAACTTCAAGGTTGATAATGGAACTGAAAAGTCTGAAATAAGAAAATGTACGAACGGGTGTAAGAAGCAAAATCTGATGATGAGGGTCACATTGTTTGCGATCAACATTATATATGGTAGTTCTATTAAAAAACCAGCCCACAGAAACCGCAGATATTATATCACAAGAATAATTCCAAACAGAATGTACATACTCAGCACCTCCAGAAACAATGTAATGAACATTGTTGTTGGAGTCAAAAGTAAAGGTGTACTCGCCAGTGGATTGGGCGACATGAGACGGTTGAAAAGTTGATATAAGGACTGGTCTGGGGTGCTGAGCGAGATACGAGGGCATGTCAACATACATATCTACATCACTAAAAACTATGATGTCAGAGTCTAAAGGATTGTATGGACTATATCTCACATTTAAATCTTTTCCCCAATAATAAGTTCGACAACCAGCGCGACCGTTACGGACGTCAGAAGCTGACTTCTGCATGAAATATGGTCGCATCCCAAACAACGACGCGAAATAGGACATAGTAGAAACAGAAGCATTGCGAGCACTGGCAGCATCTGGATGTGAATGACCATTAACGGGTTTGTTGGGAACAAGTGGGACAGCGGCCATAAACAAAGAACGTATGGACACACTAGACAAGGGTTGGGAACGGAAAGACATAAAATAGCTAATTAAATAAGAACTAAGATGATTGCCCAGCGGTGATCTATAAAAATTGAGCAACGTTTTAACAATGTGTATGAGACCAACAAGGCAGCAAACGCATATTAAAACACTGAACAACATTATCAGAAGGGCGACAAGCATGGCAAGCCACGCAGTACTGCAGTCATAATGAAAATAAGAAGACCACAGGGATTCAGACAAGCTAAGATCAACGCAAGAGTAAAAATGGTAAATGTCTTGATCATCGTACTTCAAAGAAGAAACGAGAGGACCACTGAGTTCACCAGTTGACACACCAAATTCATACTCACTGTTGAGATAAAAGTCATACTTAGCCCGCACCCAATCACAGGGTGTAGCGCAAACCACAACTAATGTGGTTAACAAATCAATCATATAATGAACCATCGGCTCAAGATCAGTTTTTAACGTGAA